CAAACCCATTGTTAAACGTAATTTCGTCATTACCATCATCAACTCCATACCCAGCCGTAGCGCATGAAGAATCATCACCTAAAACACCGTAGTAATAGAATTTATAACTATAAGTTGGTGCGGATTGCTGGCTAACGCTTACCGTTCGTTCACCCACACCTTCAACATTGAATGTTATAGTGGCGTTTCTAGCACCAGCTTCATTTTTCGTTACATTTACGGTTATTGTTGCGTCTCCGCTTCCGCCAGTGTCACTTAATGTAGACCAGCTTTGATTTGATGAAACACTCCATGAAGTGTTTGATACCACTGTTAATGTCGTGCTTGAAGTCCCTGACGGGAAGTCAATCATTGTAGGTTGAACGTCAAATGTGTATGCCCGGGTCTGGACAACAGCAGTCGTTGCACTTACTTCTGGATAATTTGTGCAGAAAGCAGTTATGACGTGCTCTATTGATACTGGTGAGGTATTAGCTGATATCTCAAACTCACCCGTGGCACCTGTACCTGTTCCCTCTGGAAATATATCTGTTTGGTCTTCATATTTAACCGTGCATCCAACATTTGATTCAATATAATAAGTAATTAAAGTTGCTGCTGCTTCAATTGGCGACGGGGCGGACAGAGCAAGTGTAGGTTCCGGGACCCCTTCTTGTGTAACGGTCCAGGCACAAGTTACTGTAATTGTCCCTGAATAATCCAATGATGGGTTTGTTGCTGCGGTAAGGCTGAACACCCCTTCCCTGCCGCTGCGGTCGGGGTTTTCCTCTGCGTAAATTTCTGTGTCGCCTTCAAGTGTGTCTCCTGTATAAGTTAAGCTCCCTCCGGTTACGTTAAAAAACTCAGGGCATGTATAAGTTACGGTGCCGGCGGGCGGGTTGGACAAGAACTTTGGCTTGAACAACGTTTTTTGGTTTGTTATTGTTATATTGGTTTCTTCACTCATAATATATCTATTAAGGAACTAAATTATTCGGCCGGCTCTGTTTCAATGGTAATTCCATCAAACGATGGGCTTGGCGCTCCGGCTTGGTATATTTGTACTGTGGTAGAATCGTTAAACGTGTTACCAGCAATATCGCTATATTGGGCAAAGATGGTTAGATATCCGGCCTGATGACGTTCGTTTTCTGATGATGCAGGAACGTATTGAGAACCAGTAATTCCTCCATGCTCTATCATGAAATCTGTTATATCGCGAGACGTGCCATTACTAAAGAATGCAATCACGTTAAAACTACAATTTGCAGATGTCGCGGTTCCACCTGAGCGAGGAACATCGGTTACCCACTGAACGCTATCAAACTTTATATCTGTTATTTCCTGAGTGGCGGCGGACTGGGTAATAGCTGAGGTTACAACTACGTCTTCGTAACCCACACACCATGCAGATACAACGTGAATAAGTTCGGCTTGCTGTATGTTTTCTGGAATACTGAATGTGCCACTCTTTGCTGACCTTTGGTCGGTCCCGCATTTAACTCTCACATCCGTTGATGCTGGAAGAGTTGTAACGTTAAATGTTACACTTCCTCCGGTGGCTGGAATGCTATTCGGGGCCAAAGTAAGCGAGGTAATTATCGGGTCCGTAGTTTGACCTGAACTCTGTGTTGTACTTGAACTTATCCATACATCGGGATAATCAGCACAAAATGCAGATATGATGTATTTTACGGAGCCCGTTGTTGTATTGGCTGGAATTATAAAGCTTCCTATCTTGTCATACTTTGTCTGTGTTCCGCCATTAACAACACATTTAACGATTACATCTGTATTGCACGTTGCCGAATAAGGTAATGTGGTTGCTGTTGAGGATATGGTTTTTCTGACCCGCAAGCTAATTTCTGGTCTACCGGCTGCCAACACCGTTACGTTTATTGATGCAGGCATGGCAAGTCCGTTCCGATAAAAGACGGTTACTGTTGTTTTCGCGCTATTAACAGGGTCTTCATTCTTCCCGGTAATGCGGCCATTAGAAACGGTAACGACAGACGTATCATTTGATGACCAAGTGCAGGCAGATGTTACGTCCGTTTTCGTTACGTCACCATTATCTGTTACAACGTAATATGCTACGAAGTCTACGGTCTCTGCTGACTCTATTGTTATATTATATTCTTTAGACCCTCCCCTCCAGAGCTCAAGTTCATATGTTATTATGTGGTGTTCTGGTTCTGGTGGAATAGGTGTCGTTCCTCCGGAGTCGGTTCCAGGTGCATCGGTATCAAATGACCAAGACAATATGCTTGTTGAGGGTATCATCTGGGTAAGATATGGGATGACGGACACCTCAACATATTGCCTGTATGCTGTTTTATCATCGGCACTAAACCCGCTCGGAATGTTAAAACTTACATCAAGATTCTTCACGTTGACAATTGAGTTTGCCTGCGCTTCGCCATTTTCACCGGGATTACGCCTCTTCTCTGGGTCAAATGTAATTAACTCCGAAGTCCTACCGTAAAGCTCGGCCGCGTCAACAAAGATATCTCTCGGATTCGCGGACGTGGCAGCAGAACTCGGGTCAAAACTTGGATTGTGTATTGGCGTTCCTGTTGTAAAGTAGGTTTCTGCACTTGCTCCAATATTAAATAATTGGTTTGCACCGGCGCCACTTAAAAGCTCAACAATGTCGGTTAAAGCAAAATCACATGTATCGCCCGTATCGCTGCTTGTCTTGGAATCGTTGCACTTATGTAATTTACAAATTTCATCAGATATATCAACTTCCCTGAATTCTATATTTGTGCCAGCGCTGCAGATTAGTTCTTTTCCACCCTTTTCATTATAATCGTCCGTGAAGAACCAACATTTTCTGTTGTCTTCATACTTCTCCACACCGAATTTAATGTTGGCTATTTCGGAACAGGCAGAATCAGTAATCCCAATAAAGTTATTGTTAATCAATGAGTAAGCAAATATCTCGCTCATCCCGCTGATATAAGCCATACCATCGTCATATGTGCCGTTTCCGATATGTGGATTGTTGCCGGTGGTGTCATCTATGATTGATTCAAGATAGAGGACAAGAGTACCGGCGGTGTATGCGGACGGATTTTCTATTTCTTCCGTCGGGATACTTCTCCATCCGTATTTACCTAAATCTGTACTAAAGCCCAGGAATTGGTTCAACTCTTCATTTTCAAGTACAAAATAATGTGATGCATCGGCCGTTTCGGCAGAAAAACCGAAGGTATACATGTCCTCTATCTTTGAAATATCCGTAACGTAGGATACATCATGATGGTTTGAGGATGTATATGCCTGCTGTAAAAGTTCATCAAAATCCTTAGCGAACTTGAGCCTTGCCTGTGTTTCCATATAAAGGGGCACAACATCAGCAAATGCCGTAATAGAGGAAACGCCTGATGCAATTTCAAGCTCTATGTCCATTTCCTTTCTTTTACCCCAGCCGCCGTGCTTCTGGAAATAAAGACCATCGTCGTAATTCTTGCCATGTGAGAACCACGGAACTACATACGAGCAGTCCGGGCCAGTGACACCTGATGGGAAATAACCAACCTCTACAACCGGAATGCCGCAATAATCGCCATAAGGGTCAAAGGCATTAAAGTTCACCTTATACTTGTTGATTGTTGAGATATCCCTGGCTAATGGGTATGCTACTAAATCGTTGCCGGTTGTTGCGCTGCAGAAATGAGGGAAAGTGTCACCGGAGAAAACATAAACATATTCCTTGATAGAATAATCGTTAGGTGTAAAGCCAAGCATTCCAAGCATAGAATCAAGACCCTTCCTGGTTCCCTTTACGGAGAACAGGTATTGTGAATTGAGCTTTAATCTACGCAAGAACTCATTATTTGCATCACTTGAAGTGTAACCAGACGTAAGCCCGGGGTAGAGCGACCGTGTGCAAATATCATTATCGGTCGTTAACTTAAGGGTCTTGGTTTCCCATCCGGAGTTTTCAAGAACGTCGGTCAAAGTGTAGTCCGGGGTGTTTGATTTCTGGTTGTAAGTAATTGTGTTTATGGACTTTATACCATCTGCGTAACGTTTAAGGTCATCAAACTGGCGTCCATAAATCTTTGTAATCGGTTCAATCCTGGAGGTGTCAATGGTACTCATATCCTGAATGTCACCGTCAGTGTTTGAAACGTAAGTCCAGTCAAGCGTCTTTATTGCTTCGTGAGTGAGTGACCTCCACATGTTATCAGTGGAATATTCATCATAGAACTCAGCTACATCCATAAGTCCCTCTACATAAGAAAAATATGGGCCACTTAAATCCGGATTATAGCCGCCGAGAAGCGAAGGCCAGGTATAAGAAACCATATCATAGACGTATCCTGTGTCAGTCTCCTTCGGTGTCTCAAACGTCGCAGTATAAATCGGTTTTGCTGTCCTTTCAAGAAGAACCGCCGTAAAATCGTCGCAATCGCGGAAATAGTTTTCAATCAGCGTTTTTTTCGGCCTTATATGACCACCTGCAGGTACGCCAGTATAAGTATAGTAAACGGTTCCGTCTTGGTTGTCCTTAAAAATGTCTACGGTTATCTGTATACCGCTGGCAAATATCATTTTAACCTCGGCCATCTTATCAATCCAAACGCTCTTACCTTGGAAACATGCTCCGCTTGCTGTTGAAGTTACAGTAAAACCACTGAAGTCGTAAGCCTCTCCACTTGCGTCTATATAGGAATAGCTTGAGCCACATAAGGTAAAATACCTCAGTGGGTTGTATACTGTTTCCGGGCGAATATTTGCTGTGGTTATATCAATGGCGTATTCATTATAAAGAATGTTACCAGTGATTGCCGATGCGTTTTCCTCATTAAAAGAATAACCAGCGCAGCCAGAATCCGGAGCATAGAAAGTTATCTGCTCATTAGACAAATACATTTCAGCGGGAAAGTCGGTAATAACGCCATTAACCGTTCCCTGGACAAGTTTTACTGCGGAGCCATAACAAGCGAAATCCTTAATGCTCGTATAATTTGGTTTGAGCCTAATTTTGGTTTCGTTTGTTATACCACTATCCGGCATATTTTCAATAGTCCATGCTATTTTATCCTCAACGGAATCATTTGTCGGTGGGGCTACAAATTTACCCCTAACATGCTTTTTCTGCGCATTAATGCCTAATCTGGAAGTGAAAACAAAGTTTGAGTCACCTATTACGTACTCACCCTTAAGGGCGTTCGGCATTGGATTTATGGTTGTATAGTCGTTCTCATAAATCGTTGTGCCAGAAGGTCCTTTCTTGTGCTTCCTACGCAGTGTAAAGTCGGCTTTTGTTGTTATATACCTTCCCATAGCTCTTAAATGATGTTATCGTAATCTTCGCTACTGTCAATATTCTCTCTCTTTTTCTTAACCGTATAAAGCGGCTCCCCAAGTGAATTCTTCTGTTCATAGAAATCGTACTGCTGGTAGATTTCCTTGTTGTCGTTGTAATGAGTCATGATTGCGTTGTCATGGTCCATAATGGTGTCACCTTCAAGCATTGTTGTAATTGTTTCGGCATCGTGTTCAACCATTTCAATCTCAATCATTACCGGGCTAAACTTGGTGTTAATGATGGCCACAAGGTCCTTCTCCTCAACACCGGTACCGATATTTGGTGCAACGTTAGGACTGTAATCCCCATAGGAGCAAGGAGTTAATGTGCAAAACAGAAGATTGGAAGAACTATCCGTATATTGATATCTGTTCGGCATATTGACTGTATCGGATACATTAACCCAAATTGGCTTACAGAAATTGCAGGACGTAATTATGAACGCCCTATCCGTCCTTTCCCTTGTTGTCGCATCAAAATATTCAATTCGGTAGCCAGTAAGGTCGGTCACACCGTTAACAGCGTTCTTATTTATAACAACGCCCCTAATATCTGGGTAGTCAGCAAGAACGCTTACATCTGAAAGATTTGTAATATATTCCTTCGGACGGATGTAAATTGTATATATTCCCGTATCATTAAACACGTCAAGTGGAAGACGGAGATTGAACATGCCTGGAAGGATATCCTCTATCTGTCCGTCAACATCTCCGCGTGAAGGCACAAGGTTAGATGCGCTGAGGGATTTGAATTTCGAAAAATCCTCAGCTGTTGTGCTCCTGTTCGGTCTATAAAAGTAAAATAATTCAGCGTCGTTAATCGGGTCTATCTTTGCCGACCTAACTGTTCCATAAAGTCCAGCCATTGTTATTATAGGTTAAAAAAGTTATCTTTAATCTCTTCTAGCGATGTAAACACATTTTCTTTGCTATAAATATCATTATTAATATTATCCAATTTTTCATGCGTAAAATACACAAGACGTATTCCGTGATTTTCGCACAATTTTTTCTTTTTTTCGTCAAGAGCAGAAATTGCTTCAAAACTTTCTTTATTCTTATTCCAACCAGTAAAATGTTGTATTCCCTGACACTCAATTGCTATTTTAAAATCTGGTAAATAAAAATCTAAACTTTGCTGCTTTAGCCACGAAAATTTTTTTTGAAAAACAAAAGATATTGAATTTTTTAACAAAAAATTTGATGTTTCTTCTTCTAATTTCCAGTTTCTACATTTCGGGCAACCACACCCATTAAGGTGGATATTGGGGCTTTGCAAAAATCTTCCGTGTTCATTACCAAATGAGTCTTTTTCATGACATATAATCCAAACTTTTTCACGACACCCATTATAAACAGTTTTAGAGTAATCGTATTTATTTCCGTGTATTTTCTTTGCTAATTTTAAAAATTCTTCGTTCGAATGTTTTCTTTTAATATTTGAATTGATTCTACCACATATTGGGCAACCTTGGCCCTGTAAATGACATAATGGTTTCTGCCAAAACTCACCGTGTTCTGGGCAGATTATACAAACTTTTTTCTTATTGTTTTCATAAACAACTTTACTGTAATCATACTTGTTGTTATGTACCAAGTTTGCTTTATTTATAAACTCTTCAGTTGTTTTTTTATGCCTTCCAGAGCACATAGGACAACCTTGTTTACCATTTATGTGGGCATCTGGTGTTTGTTCAAATTCACCGTGTTCTGGACAAATAATTGTAACTTTTGTTGAATTATTTACATATTTTACTTTACTGTAATCGTATGTATCACCGTGTATGCGTCTTGCGTCTTTTAAAAACCCACCCAAGCCTTTACTTTTTTTCTCCCCATTGTACGAATCAGCACATTTAGGACAACCAAACTTACTTCTTAAAAAATCACCCGGCCTTATTTCAAAAATGCCGTGTTTAGGACAAGTTATTCTAACTTTTGTTTTTGCGTTTTTATAAACAGTTTCTTCAAAGGTAAACTTGTCCCCAAATTTCTCCTTTGCTCTATTGATGAAAATTTCCGTGGTTAGTCTTGTCGTTTTTCCCATATATAATTCTTTTATATATAAATAGTTCCATTATTGGAAATATTCACAATAAAAGAACTATTCTGGGAAAAAGTAATGGTTTCCATAATTTACAAGGTCCTGCATCGTATTGCATTCAGACAGCTTGTAGTGTTTTTCAAAAGCGGATACCCCACCCCTATCTATCGTTACATTGACATCGGTTTTTGGCGGTAGAGAAAATCCGGTCAGATAATCTTCTTTGGCTAAATATGCATCGTACGGGCTTAGTGTGCTTGACTTGCTTTGCCATATTTCACCAGAGGTAAACCTTATTATGTTTGCCATATTTCCGGTTCTGGTTAAACCATATCTTGTACTATAAAATTCCTTTGCAGCACCAACAAAGTCAATATATTCTGACCAAACCGGAACATTATCAACACCGTCCAATGCTACATAATCAACATGCGTCTTGTCCAAGTGGTATTCTTCATAATATACATCTCCGGATTCTTGATGGGCCCAACTTACATAATTTCCGTTCTCGTCTCCAGTAAAGTAGCCACCAATAACGTATTTTACTTTGAAAGTGTTGCCGATTGCTGTCAAATCTATTATAAAATCACCGCGATAGAGATTGGTTGCGGAACTAACCAAATAAACATTCGTGGCATTACCAACCTTATAGGGAAATTTCAACGGTTTATCTTCGGAATTATCATACTTTACAAGGAAGTAGTAGTAACGTGCTGGTTCGGTTGTTGATAGGTCTTCTTCGTCTTCGGTTTCGGCAATCCTTATACCAGCCGCACAAGTTGTTATTGACCTATAATACTCTGAGTTCTTACATTCTTTACTTGTTTTTCCATCACCATTTGTCAATTCAACGGTAACCCCGCTATTCATCTTCCACTCATTACCATCTTTATAGCACTTAAACATCTTTCCAGTAGGGTTTCCCTCAAATTTTTGAAAATCACCAGGGAGAACGTTATCCTTGTCGTCTGTGTATTTCTTCTTGTTTCTTAGTGTCTGTAAAAGCGATTCAACTTCAATTGGATAAATCGTATGCCCGCTATCATCTGTATAGGCGCTTGGGTTAGCCTCGTATTCCTTTGTTGTCGGGTGTGTTTGCGTTGTTTCACCGGAACACATTACGATTTCATCTATGGTAAAACCGGTGAGGGAGCCAATTCCATGCGGCCTTTTCTCGCGGGTTAGACCAGATTCATAATCAACCCCGTCAATATTTGTTAAAACACCAACATCCGTATAACTTTGAGTCAATAGGATGGGCATTTCAATATATGGAACCGAATATAAAAGACTATTCAAGGCGTTTAACTTATTGGCACATTCTCCCGTATGCTTCCTAAGTTCTACAAGCATTTCGTCGCCACCCATATCCTCATAAAGCCTTGCGTTACAACAGTCTGCCGAAAGCTTTTGATTATTTTCAAGCCAATCAATATAAGGCTGTACATCGGCACACGGCATTGACTTGGGGGCTTTGATGTGTTTGTTATAGATTGAAGCCGGTATATTAATCTTTCCAATCAAATCGTCTACAACCTGGCAATAGTCCGCCCACTTCGTATGGATATTGTCTCCTATGCTATGTGTAGTAACGGATGATGGAATAGATACCCCATCAAGATATTTTGCAAGATTCTGAAACTTTTCAAAATCTTTAATTAACACAATGAAAGACGACCCCGAAACACTAACATCTGTTCTGTATATATTCCTTGTCTCATCTCTCAAACTTTCTATCTCTATTGACCTAAAATCTTCCGCATCATAAGCGCCATATTCGTAAAGACTGTCCGGCTCGTCTCCATCTGCAAAACAGTTTCCACTTAAAACAAACGCACCAATGTCCTCGGTAAAGATTATCTCACCCTCTTTTGTTTCAACTTTACGAAGCTTGACCCCTTCACGAACCATATTAAGTAGGTCGTAGTACTTACGGAGCATTGCCTCATATGTTTTGTTGTTTTCGGTTAAAAAACAAGGATTGGCAACAAATTGTCCCCAGTTTCCGTTTTCCCCATCAGCATATTCAAGTTCAAGGGTACCGACACTGGAACAGCCGCTACTATGCTGGCTATATTTTTCGCCAAAGGCATAATAAGGCATAAGGCCCTGGGTTCTAGTCCTGGCCCCTTCAATGCTTATGGTTTTCTTAATATAGTCCATCTTTATCCTTCTTCTTAAAAGCTTTCTGGCTCTATCATTGGTTCAAATAAATTTAACACAAGTCTTTCATCTTCCCATACGATTCCGTTTCTCTTCCCGTTGATGAGTTTTGCGGAGACCGCATCGGGGAAATCATATACATAACCCTTTTCGGTTAAAGAAATTCTTACCTGTGTGTAAAGGTTCTCAAGGTAATTCCGTGTCGTTAATTTTATTGGGCTTTGTCCATTTTTTTCCTTAGGCCAATATATTAACGGAACTGTTCTACCAATCCCAGCATGGTTAAATTCAACCTTCATATAAATATCCTGAACATCTTTTTCATCTACCGGGGCGCCCTCTCTAAATAGATAAAGATTGAAGCCCTCACCGGACCTTGTCATGTCATATTCATCATTAACAATCAACTGACTAGTTACTGGTTCACAAGGGTCGGTTGTCGCCGCAGAAGACCAAACTACCGGATATTTATTTTGGTCGTACCCTTCTATTGCCTCTTCCAACCACGCCTTTCTCTTAACGTATTTTCCGTACAAATCACCACTATCTAAAAATATGGTTGAATAGTATAAAAGATTTTGTTCCAGTGGATTTGGTGAATCGTAGAACGAAAGTCGTATAAATGACTGTTTTAAGCGATTCTTCTGGTTGTATACATCCTCATCAGTAAAACCAAGAAATCCCAAAAGGTTGGACGAGTTGACAAATTTTTCGTCTCTGTACAGTTCGTCTCTTACCCTGGCAGTATCGTCGACCCCGTTTCCGTTCCAAGTGTTCAACGTATCATTAAAGTGCCAAGTATCATCAAAATAGTATTTTTTTTCATCGTCTGAACTATCCACTGAAACCCTTGTTCTAAAATGCAAGTTAAAGGTTAAGCCGGTCGCCAAATAAACCGAATCATTAGATATAAAGGACGGTGCATATTTAATTTTTTCAAGGTCAATGAAATTCGGTATGATGCTTTTCTTTATCTTATCAACAAACAATTCGTTAACTTGATACTCCTGAAACATCCTCTTTGCATCATAATCCTGCTCCATGTTAATCCCGAGCCCCATGAAATCAGTATATTTTGAAACTGATACGACTTCTCCATCACAGCCATAAAGAACTATCTCCCCGCTTTCATTGATATGGAAAAATGGATTGGTTGCAAACAGCACTTGGTCTCCTGGGGCTGGAGTAAAAGTGCCTCCGGATGTTATTGCTGATACTGATTTTGCCAGAATACTATTCCTTTCCATTGTTTCAAAGTTAAACCTAGTTACAGTATCATCACAGCATTCTCCACCGGCCGGAACCGTATCTTTACCCTTTACTAAACCACCAGGGAAACAGAAGGTAAGACCGCTATATTCAAGTATCTTCTCTCCTCTCCTAATGTAAACCTTATAATCATCACCGAGGTCGCATGGTAACATATGGTGGTCTCCAGTGAAATAAAGTTTGTAATTATAACCTTCTGGCGACGCTATGTTCCTAAAAGAAGCGAGTGTAAGAGGGACTATGTAAACATACTCGAAGTAAATGTAAAGATAGTCTCCGTCTTCAACAATTTTCTTGATTTCGGTGTTTTCCTCATAAACCTTCATCATCTCACCCGAATTTCCACTGGCAACCTTCTCAAAAAGCAACTTGCCACCCTCATTCAAATCACGGCCATTTTCTTTCTTGACTACAAAATATAAATCATTCCCACTGGTTCCGCCACTTATAAAAACAAGCGGAGCCGTGGATATAACTTCATTCGTCTTTTTTGCTATCTTGAACGTTTTCATATTAACAAGCATCTACCATTGTATCAATTATCTGTTGGATATAGTCAAAATCAAGCTTGGCATCACCTTCAACCTGAAACCTTCTTAACGGATTAACCTCAGATGGTTTGAAAAGTTTATAATCGTTATTCGGGTCCTGTCTCCTTACGAATACGTTTAAATTCTTATGTATATAAAACCTTCCGTTTGTGAATGGCATATTATAGATTGGTGAATCACTTGTCAAGTCGGACATCTTCTTGGGATTTCTCCATATAAGTTTGCTGCTTGCTGGTATATATTCAGCGTAAACCGGGGCGTTACCGTTGAGGGCACTTATAATGTAGCGGCCATAAGTGAGTCCGCTGCTTATTATTTCAGCATCAGTTATAATGGAAAGCTTTGATTTGCGGTCCGCTGTTGGCTCAAATTTATCTAAGTATCCCCTATATGTCATGTCATTCTGCACATCATAGATACAGAACGGCTGCTGCGAAATAAATTCATAAGGTGCAGGTGTAACAATAGTTATTACAGATAAGTTTTTAATCTCCATGACACCTGTTTCTGGGTTATAGCACTCAATTCCTTCAACTGAAACCGTGGTTGTGTTAGCTGACGGATTAAAATTGATTAATCTTGTCTGTATGGATTGTAATTCATCTTCAAGTTCTTTCAAGGTTACCTCATAAAAAGGTGAGTAGAAAAGACCTTCCGGAGAAATATTCCCCGGGAAACTATGTTTTTCATTATTATCGTCAATAATCCCGCCTTTATCTTCATTTTCCTTTGCGGTACCTGCGGGCGCTTTCTTATTTAAGGCGTAAGAATAAACGTTAAACTTATCCTGGTCGCCAGTTGCCCCAAGAACTGCCGGCGCCCTTAAAGCGTTTGCTCCTGTAGTTTCAAGATAAGGCGCAACATATACTTTTCCGTTCGTTTTCATTATTACTAGTCGTTATTTGTTACAGAATTAACATCATATAAGTCTCCAACCAGTTCATCATAATTCACATCATAGTATTTTTTGTTCTTTAAACATTCTCGCTGTGCTGTGTTGAACCGATGGTAAACCTTTTCAATCGTTGTTTCCCTAAAATCAGCCTTGGCAAATTCAATAATGTCGCCTAGGAAGTCATTAAAACTGCCAAGTGTTATGCCGCTTTCAAGTGGCATTGGGGTCCCGCTATAACTTCCCTTTGGTGCACCAGAAAGGGCGATATTCAGACCCGTAAGGTACTCAGCCTGGTCTTGGCAGTCCCCGGTGAACACATTATATAGCTTTCTGACATTGAACTCGGTTGACCCGCTTTCTTCCGGAAGGTCTAGGCCGGACGTTATTTCGCCAAAACAATGGGAATACTCAACCCCATCATCAACGGCATTTCCTTGCTCATACCATAGCTCATGCCCTCTATTGGTCTTAATTGCGGTAAAATAAACCACTGATAATGGACGGCCAAGATTATCTTTCAAACCAGAGATACAAATATCATCGTTAAAGATTACCTGTGCTACCCTGTCGCCAAAAATATTCTCCGCAAAAGCAATCTTGTTTTGAGTATAAGCTAGAGGTTTTGATATCTTTTCAAAGTATTCATCACCAAGGCAAATATATTTCGGGCTATTTTCGCTAACTATAGATGGCTCTTTTACGACGTGTATGGCTCGGTTTTTAATTATTTGCATTTCCTGCTCACTTATAACCGTTGGGTCGCAAAAGTGATATTCATAGTTTATTACCTTCTTGAAGTGCCTGAAATAGTACTTATCGTCGTACCCGTTTTCTATTTTTCTATAAAAGAACAATAATTCGGCCGGACTCTCGGAAGCACTTTTACGCTTCTTTATTAGAATTTTTTTTCCGTCCACAGTTTCAATATCAGCAAAAGTAGCAATATCGCTGTATTTTATGCTGAAGCATCTATTCTCATTGTTTCCTTTCACATCCCCAACGTTTATAACCCTTACGGGAACTGAAAATCTATCAATTTTAGAGTATTCAATGTGTGCGTTGTTATTATTGTTCTTTACTGCATAAAATAATCTGATTTCGTCTCCAGGAACAAGGGTGTGACGCAAAAGTGAATGTATTTCAATCACTTCATCACCAACGTTGTTGTACTTTACATCGGCGTGCAAAATTTTCACAGCGTATGGCTTCAAATCTTCTGAAACCTTTTCCCATTCCTCATCGTTTCCAGTGAAGTTCATCATTACTTTATTGAAAGTTTCGTAATCATTCTTGTAAGGATAAACAATGGTACAGTCCCAGTTGCGTTCAAGCCTTTTCTTGTACCTGTTTACCTTCGGAATGAAACTATAAAGAGACCTATCGGGATATAAATCAATAAAGCCACAAGAAGCCTCATTATTGAGTATCCTGTTTACAGAAACCTCGCTTTTATCATTCAGTGTCCCGTTTGGAATGTTAATGTAGCCAGTATTATAAAATCCATACCACCCATCAACACTTCTAAGATTATTGTAAAACGCGGTATTTATTGAGTCTATATTATCCAATGAATACATACGAATATATTCCCTATTGAGACTTCTTGCCGGGCCTTTGCTATCGCTAATATCTTTTAGAACTGTTTCGCCATTATAATCAACAACAAAGTCAAAAATTGAATTAAATTCTCTTTTATTGATTGTGCTGATTTGATTGTGCTCAAAGTCTTTGGTTCTTAAAAGATGATTGTTAAAAATGTCATAGCCACAATGGTATTTGAAATCACCTATTTTCTCATTGGAAAACTCCGTGTTTCTTATGGCGTAAACTTGGTTGACAACATTAGCACTTGAGCTTATTGTGCCATGAGGAAAAACAGAGGTGTTTCCTCGGTTGATTTCAGTTTCAACCAATGTCTTTGCAGAATAACTCCCCTCTTTATAAACCGGCTCCGTTATTGCGTTGAATATTGCGTTAGTGCAAACAGGGTTTACCGTGAAAATCATTCTGTAATTTTCACAAGCGTCCCTCTCTTCCAAGTACAAGTCATTTAAGCCGAGCATACTTGCGGCTGTGGAATAAGGTATAAGGCGTGATTTTGCGGAGAGGTCCACATTAAGCGACTTCTCCGCATTATCCTGACTACGATTTAAACTTTTTTCCTGTAAAAACTCTCTTTGCATTGTGTTTTGAGCTTAAAGTTTATATTAATCTCCACCTTGCTGCGGCGGGAACATGACGTCAAGCATCTCATAGGGGTACAATTTATAAACAACCATCTTGTTCTTTGTTCCGTCATCCGGCTTAGTATATTCAGCAATTATTGTTTTAACAGTGTTCCCAGAGAACGTTGCGGCCGTATCATTGGGGGTGGCTATGTGACTCGTAATGCCAGTATCCGCCGGGTCATATATCTTTTCGGTTGAGCCACTGTTTATTATTGCTGTTATTTCACTAATGTTCTTCGTGTAGGCACTATTAAGGGTATAGCTATGCAAAAGAGATACACCCGACGCATTTAATTCATCATCTGCGCCCGTTATATTGATTTCAGTACCATCTTCTCGCTTTATTGTGGCTGTGTATCTATTATCACCAACTTTCCTAACAATAGCTACAGCGCCCTTAACGTTGTATTGGGCGTTTTCATTATAAGTCCCATAACAATAAACCGCTTCATCGGTGATTGTTAGAGGGGCTCCGCTATCAAAAAGCGGCACACTAGTTATGTAATACTTAGTATTTTCCGGCAGTGTTTCTTCTGTATAAAGTGAACATTGCCCAGTAATACCACTATTCGCTTCGGTAACTTTAATTTTCGGCTCTTCAATGAATGCATCAATTAAGCTACAAACATCATCAAGTACCGTCTGGTCAAAGGAATCACCTTCATACCTCTCTGTGTGTACAACCCCTGAAACATCTTGAGGTATTTCATCAGTATAAGGTATTGCCTCTTTAACTTCATATTCAATGTCAGTAAAGTCTTCAGCATTTTCACTTAATTTAGTAATTTCCCTGCCAAAACCGTCCCATTTATTAGTACCAAAAGCTAAAGCCCTCTTCGGTGTGGTATCCTCAGAAAAATTGGTTGTTAATGCACTCCAGAAACCCTCATCATTATTAAAAATTGCAAATGTCTCAAAAGTTTGCCCTTCTCCGCCTGATGCTGTAGCTCCGGAATAGAACCTTGAATCAGTGCCTTCATATGTTAAACCGTTGAAAATGGTACCTTCTATTTTATAGGAAGACGGAAGTAGTGTTTTTTCCGCCAACGTTCTTCCATCGGCATCCTGAGACAGCTCTAAATCATACAAATCCCATGTCGCCGCACTAACCATACCATATAGTGGCTTGTAAATCGTTGGAATATGTAAAGTCGGATAGATTGTAGCCATCTTTAAAAGCTCTTCGGTCCAAGTTTTGCCACCCTGTTCGTCCTCTGGGTAGAAATCGTAAGGATAATACCCAAGCAGAGTAGTGCCACTCTTAACTGCAAATAGTTTAATACCGTTTTCAAAAACAACGATACATCCATGCCCATCCGTCAAACTAGGAAAACCACTTCCACCACTAAGAGTAACCCTTGTTGATACGGTATCGTAGTTATATGCTGTTACATAGTCATCTAATGCATCTGCAGCGGCGCGGCCATCGTCTGTATAAGACATAGCATCAAATAAATTTCTTCCGCCGTTTGTTTCATTGGTAACCTCAGGGCTTTCCTTGGTGCCATTCCAATACATTGATGGATAAAATGAGTAAGAGGCATCCAAGAAATAGTCATCATGATAGGGGATGGTACTTGGGAGTTGTAAAACATCATTGCGATAGTAAGTCCCGGCGCTCGAGGTGTTATCAACTATTCCACCCCCTTGCACCAAATTACCCCGCTCTGGCTCACCAAAAATAGCTATCTCCGTATTTCCCTTTGAATAAATTATATTGTTGTACGCCAAGGTATCATCCGGAGACTGACGATAGAATGTGTGGCGCATTAACCACCGCTGCCAGTTGGTATATGCACTTGATGTAAATGGGGCGCCGTTATGCCAATTCGTATCTGAAATACTCCTTAAACCTGCAGTATCTACTTCACTTGGGTTAGGGGTGCCGGTTAAAGGCCAACAAGGATAATAGTCGGATACTTCATCACTTGACAGTTTTATCTCTGGTTTATATGCCAAGTAATCACAAGCAACATATAGATTTACCTTTGAATTGTCCTCCATTGTTGCCGTATAGACCGAAATTGTCTGCCCCGAATACTTAACGTAGAAATTATACGTTCCTTTCTCTGGTAGGTAGTAAAGAACCCAGGTCTCCTCGGCCGCATCCTTATAACTTGTCATAATATAAGAATCGGGTCCGGTACCTTGAGTTAAAGGAGTCGTGCTTTCTTTACCGTTGCTGTCTACTTTGTATATTTCAAAACTAATCTGCCCACTTGTTATGGAGAACGGGGTTTTTAGAATAAGCACTTCATCGTTTATCTTAACATAACCACCCTTTCTTGGGTTACCTGTTGGGCTTCCTGGGGTTTTTGTGCGGAAATGTATTGTTGCGACATCAACCTTAACGGTAGATGCACCAAAAACGAACGAAACCTCCTCTGTTTGGTCAATTGAATCGGTAACAGTAACGGTATATGTATGACCTATTTCAATTTTAATTAAATTACCGTCTTTATCGTGGTGGTTAGTAAGAGTGAAATACTCATTCTCCTCAGGAAAAGGGTCTGTTTCCTGCTTAGTTGTCTCGTCTTTTAAGACAACCGTGAAGGAAGGGAGCATGTTATCAATAACGAGGTAAGCATCAGTGGTTAACGCACTGCTAACTTCTTCCTTAACATAAACCTGAGGCGATTTCATTACGTTATTTGAAGCGCATTCACTAAAAAACTGCTTCTTAAACTCATCAAGAGCTGTTGCACCATCCTTTAAGCCAAAATAGAAGTAAAATGAATTTTCGTATTGCGGCATTGAGTATTTGCCACCACTATAACCAAGATAGTGCTTTTTCTGTTCCTGTGTGGAGAATGAATTAAGACCAAACCTGAACATATAATAATCATTAACACTATCTTCAACCGTCCTTCTCTCGGTATATTTTACTTCATAAGGGTCGTAATCGTCGGGCTTCTTCCAAAGTCCAGAAGTTATTCTGGTAAAAAAGTTCGTTGCGTCCTGGACCGCGCCACCTGTAACTGCTGAATTATAAGGTGAGTCTGGCTTGTGTACGTAGTTAGCAAGGGAACCATCAAAACCATCAGGCCTTAAAAATCTGAATGTATATTTTTTATAACCGGTTTGTTCATTCTGCTCATTTGCAACCAGTTTATTGTGATTCAAAGTTGCAAACATTGAGCGGAAAGCCGCACCTTCAATATCTACGTTACTAATAAGCCCGGTTGGAACATAATACCTATAATTTGGCTCACCAGTATCATAGTTATAACTACGAATTTCTTCTCTTCTCTGGGACATCGTCGCTCCGAGCTCACAAATTCTCTTTAAATTAACGCATGACTTAATGTTCGTCTCGCTATTGACACAAGACAAACCAAGAAAATGTCCGCCAGGATAATAAAGATATTTATAACGTTTATTACTGTTACCGAATAAACGCTTCAAAAGAGCGGAAGGGCTTTCTGGTTTATCACCTGCAACTTCTTCTTGGCCAGGACCGCTATAATTCCAGGTTATACCAGCGGATTCAGTAACCGGAATCGGGTCGTCGCTTTCACCATATGTAATACTATCACTATCTGTGTCAGAATACGCCCTGTACGTTGATTCGTACCCGGGATTCGTCCTGAGTACACTATCTTCTGTTTTACCCGTTGGGCTCTTCTTGGATGTACATACTGTTCCATCCTTAGAAGCATAGATATAGGCATCGTCGTCCATTGTTGTCAGGGCTAAATTTGTTGGCATAATGTATGATGAATTATTCAGGTATTTAAATGCCTGAGGAATACCGTTTTCATCACAATCGTTTAGAGTACCAAGCAAAACCAGGTCTGTTGCAAACAATAGCGTGCGTTGATATCCATTGCTCGTATTTTGCCATTCACACGGCTTAAGATAATAAACATTCTGTCCGAGCATTGTGGTCCTTTCGGTTACAAGACCGGATTTCTTTCCAAAAATTGGAGATTGTGTCATTCCGTTTTTCTTATGGCATTTTGATGGGAATAATCCACCAGAAACATTACCATCTTTGGGCGTATCGTAGCAAGAAACACTCGTCGTTATTGCGGTCCAAGGCTGGTTTGGTCTTTGAGCGACACTTAATGAACATTGCTGTGTATAATACCTTGACTTTTTAACGTTTGATGTCTCGGAATTCATACAGCCTTTCACCTTGTCTTTGTAATACGTCGTGACACCGTTCTTTAGTGAGAACTTATACCTTTTCTTTCTCTTTACCTTTCTCATCCAACGCGGGAAATATAGTACACCGTTTACCCAATCATTATAGAAATCAAATTTAATGACTCTATATTCTTGAGCAAGATTCATTTCAAAGCAACTCAGAAGGTAGTCAATGTCAATCGTCAAACAAGCCATTTCCTCCTCACTTGTTGTTGTATTCTGAACATCTGTAGATGTTTCATCAATGAAATCTCCTGAAGATATTGCATCCTTTGCATCCTTATCAAGGTCAGAAACATCATCGCCAGCACCGCGAGCAGCATTAAGGGTGTTGGTCATTAAAGCATCTCTAATTGCTGAAGCATAACCCGTTGAGGGTATCCCCTTGGCACAACCCGGAGCAAAATACCACCCTTCCATGTCTGGGCAAAGACCATCCCCAATAAATGTGCAGTGTATGGCATATCGTTTAATGAATTTATTAATGAAGTCTACTACTAAACTATTGGCCCAGCTCTCTATATTTTCACCCCATTTTCTCGTTAGCTTAAACTTTTTTAATGCCTTTGCAATATCCTTAAATGGCTTTACGACAATTTCTAGGATACCTAAAATAATCCTAAGAACTGCAGCAATTATTCGGTTTACGAGAGAAACAATCTTCATAAACAACTTCACGAAAATGCATAAAACTGTAAACATAAACGGAAGTTTGATTCTGAGATTGTTATATGGCATTGGGTTATTTCCGCCATAATAGTTACAAGCCTTTATACCGGAAAACCTTTCGCTCTTCCATCTCTTTGACTTCTGGAAACGAGGGATGTATGACTTTACTGTGTACACGCCATTCCAGAAGAGGTCCCTATAAGAGTCTTCGTCAGTGTATGTACCAAAGTCATAGTCTATCTTGTCCTCACCATCATTAACGCTCGGGTTGTTCGGGATAAGGTATTTTGCGCGGTAATAACTCTGAGAGCTGTTCTCCATATCGGTAAGAGATGCGCGGAAACGCACTCTTGTCCTTGTAGGGATACCTTTCTCCGGGTCGTCAGTAGGGACCATGTTACCATATTCGTCGGTCATCATGTAATCAAGGTTCATAGGTATCTGGTAACACCAAACACCATTACCGTTAATAAGCTGATTGCCCTTAATTGGAAACTCCTCAACACCGCCATCTGGAGTCTTACGTATCATTTCAATCGTACCCTCACCAGCTGTCAACTCATCCATCACACCCATCTGGTTTGTTGGAACGCACTTCTTACCGACACCATTTGAAGAATTGTCGGATATTGCGCTGCCCATGAAGACGCAGGTAGGCTCAAACTTAAAGGAAATCTCAATGTCGGCCCTGGTAATTCCAATTTCCTCACCATTATCTTCATTACCCCAGAAAGGCTGAACGTAGACAGGCTGATTCTGACTAAAAACTTGTGCAAGACTGTCAAGATTCTCGTCTTTCTTGAACTGGTTAGGGTTTTCAAATTGTTCAATCGTATAACCCTTATAAACGAAGTCCCTCGGCCTCTGTGAAAGAATACCGCAGTCGGAAAGGTCAAGGTCCATGTGAAGTGTCTGCATACCAGTAGGAACACCACAGATTAAGTAGTCACCTGCAGCATTCGTCCTGGTTGTATACAGATAATATTTGTCAAAAACTTCAAGTAAGGAATCATTTTGAAGTAGGAATGTCTTGTGGGGAAATGTCCCAACCGCCTTGTGACAGTCTTTTACCGACTCATCTGGAAGGAGATTGTATCTTATATCATCCTCGTTCCTTGTTGACGTTGATTCATATGGATAAAGGTTCCACATCTTCATGTCTGAATTCTGTTCGTCAGTCGGAATAAAGACGCTAATTTTTGCATTCGGAACACCAAAGTTACCATTCGCAAGGACACGACCAACTACAACTCCATAGTCAGAATTATGAAGCTTGTATGTATCCTTGTCGCTTATCTTCAATGAAAGTATCTCAAGACTGTCATAGTCCTGGTCAAGATGAACGTCAAGGAAAGTGTCGGCTTCCTGCCCTACTTTCGTCCTAATTCTATATGATTTGTTGTTTTTTGCCATACCTTACTACGTGTATAAAACCTAAAAAATTTCTCATGCTCAGCCTCTTGCTCTTTGAAAAGGCCGAAAACCCGATGACGAATAAAATCATAAGCGGGACAAGCGGTAAAAGCATCAAATAAATAAAAATCGTAATCGCCGCGTCCTTTTTATTAATTGACATTCGCGACTTTTTTGTATCATGTTTGCCGTTTACCGAATAATACTTCTGTATCTTATCTATTTCCTGATTAACCTTACAAGCGCACGCCATATTACTTGGTCTCCTTCGGGAATACTCTGATATCCCTTTCAGGGTACTTGATTTCAAGCATCGTATCCCCGTCACTATAAATTATTCCATCGGAAGCTTCAAGGTCAATCCTATATCTTCCTGGGACAATCTCTTCCTGAGCCCTTGTGCAATCACCGGAAACATAAAGTTCCTGGTTTGTCTGGGTTGAACTGTATCCATTGCAGGTCTCATTATAAACACGAAGGTCAATGAGGTTTGCAACACCGTCAAGCTTAGAGATTTCCTTCTTGAGGTCGCCAACATACAGGTCGTCCCCCATATTTCGTTTGTTGATATCAAAATAATCCTGCACCTTGTTGATTATAAGAGAAACAACGTCGCTCATATTGTAATTTTTATCAACGTGGACCTCAACTTCAACAGAAAGGTTAATGATTCTACCAGGCTTGATTTCAACAAAGTCGTTAATCATCCTATATTCAGTAAGATAATTTTGAATATTCTCAGCAAGAAGTGAAGGGAGGGCGGCGTCAAGCTTCTTCTGATAGTCAATACCGAGAAGATAGAGCATAATCTTGTTGTTATCCTCTGCGCAGCCAACCCTGAACGGCGTACCATACTTAGGAGGCATCATAAGAACCCTGTCAATGTAGTCCTTGGTTGTGACGCACCTATTCTGAGCGCCTTTATTGTACTTGATGAGGTATTTCATCTCCTGTACAGTTGGCATATCCTTACCGGAAACAGAAGGCGTGGTGTTGACAACCGTTATGGAGTTCCTTACAGCTGCCTTTGTTGCCTCGCTTGACTTTGCTCCCATAGGGAAATTGGTCATAAGTCTTGAAATTGAGGAGATTGCGCCCTGGGCTACATTACTTGCACTTCCGCCACCAGCACGATAAAGGATGAAGATTGTTGTACCAGGATTTGGAAGCTCGCCAAGTGAATTGTTGCGTATAGTCCTGGTAATCAAATACTTGCTGAGAGGCGACATTTCATCTATCTCTGCATAATCAGATGTACTGCTAAGGCCGCCGCCGAAGATGACTTTAAGATAACCGTTGTCCGTATATTCCGTGATAAACTTACGCCTTACCGGCTTCCACTCGCCTCTTGTAACCTGACAAGTCGGATATACGGTGTTATTTATGGAATTGTAATAGCCATAAGCGTGAATTTCCGGGCAATTATTATCATTAAGTGTTTCACCCCACCTAAACTGCTCCGCAAGGCTGTCAACTTCAAAGAATCTTACAAGACCCTCACAAACATCTTCTGAATAGGAATAAAACTCACCGTAGCTCGGATATGAGGTAAGGGCGTCACCGTCTTTCATAAGGATACTCTCAACATTCATAACGCCTTCAACCGGTATCACAATCTCCATAAACGGCTTAATGTCGCTGCTCTTAATGGATTTCTTGTAAACCCTTGTCTCACCGGCAGTTACAACGGCAAGCTTTGTGATGTTGTATTTTGTGATATTGCCGTTAGCGTCCATAACCGGTTCAATGGTACGGTCGCTACGCATAAACTCGTCATATTGTTCAGCAAAGTTGACATCATACATAACCTCAAACACCTGGCTGCTTGAATTAACCATTGTACCCCTCTTGATAACGGGGAGGTATTCCTTTGCATAGGTATCTCCAGCAACTGGGACCTGGCAGGTAAAGCGAACCTCAGCCATTGCACCTTTAGGGCCTGGAACCTTAACACCGTTGTTTCTTGCGATGTTCATAACGGAACTCGGCTCCTGCGCACTATCAATATTGGTCTCCTGGTATACTCTATCAATATGATATGACAGGTTATCAGCTACATCGGCATTAATGTCAATGAGCCAAGAGCCGATTGAAGCATCGCTATAATCGGTAGCCATATCAGGATAGTACTTTCTGGAAAAATCCTTTAAGGCATTTTTATAATCGTCAAATGTTCTGTTTAAGTATGATATTCCCTTTTCCATGTGGTTCTATTTTTCTTCTTACGTTTATACTCTAATTGCCGCTGTCTGTTCAATTTCCTTCATACCCTTCTTGATGCTATAATGAATAATGACAATCTTTCCGTTATCACTCTTTTCATCATTGTAGATTGAGATGTCCTTGAACACAACGTCCGGAACATACTTATAAACCTGCTGAGTAATGTCATTGCGGAGCCTTTCAAAGGTTGTTTCGTCGGCAGGCTCGTGTATATATTTGATAAGGTCTGTTCCAAAATCTGGATTACGAAGCCTTTGACCTTTCGGAGTAAAAATAACGTGAAGAAGTCTACTTTTCAGAGAATCCTCCTTTGTCTCGTTAAGGTCCATATATAACTCATCGTCGTTTTCAAGAGTAAAGGGGTATTTTATCCCAAATTTCTGTGTTAGCGCCATTGTAAAAGTCTTTGCGTATAAATAGTTTTGTTATATTTTTCCCTTACTACAAGATAATATTTAAAGTGATAATAGGAAAGGAAAAACGGGCCCATAAAGGAGCCCGTAAAAAATAAAAATAGATTAGATGTATGTATGAATAGATTTATTAAAGAGGCATGTCCTCCATCTTCGCTAATATTTCTGTTTTGTCCCTTATAACTTCATCTCCGCCAGTTTTGCCGTAATATAGCAAGGTTATGCCGTTATCTTTACAATATTCTTTCTTGCGTTTGTCACTCATCTTTCTTTTCTCGTAAGCCTCATCGCCACCAAAAAAAATCAACGGATTTAAAATGTTGTTCGCCCTGGCATTCTATTGCTGTTCTGCGTGATGGTACATAAAAATCAAACTTAAGATTTCGTTTATCTCCAACCAGCCCGTCAAATTCCTTTTCTTTTATAAACCCTATGTTACTTTTTTCAAGTAAAACCCTTATTTCCCGTTCAAGGCTACTTTCTTCACAAAACGGGCAACCTCGACCACATAAGTGTAAATTAGGGGTTTGTAAAAATTCACCATGTTCCGGACAAACTATACATACTTTTACTTTGTTAGTTTTGTAATCAACATTGTCATAGTTATATCTGTCTCCATGTACGAGTCTTGCCTTTTTAATAAACTCTTCTTTTGATAACCCCGTTCTTCCCATGATAACTTAATCAACCGTATATCCAATATCTCTTAATGCATCTTTCCTGGATAATAGCCAACTCTCATCGTCAACATTCCCTATACCAAGATAATTTCTTATATATGCGGACGCCTTTGCACATTCGTCATAGCTGTCAAACCATTTAAAACGATTTTTTTTAAAACATTCTATTACTCCATTTTCATAAATCCATGGCGTCCTGTCAGATATGGCTTCCGGTAAAAAATCAAAATCTCTTAAATACCACTTCTCACCATTAAGTTTTTTAAATAACTCGCCATTTTTGGCAACTCTTGATAGTCTTAAAATTGTTTCTTCATTGTATCTTCGTTGCCCTCCTTTGGTCCTTTCTGCTTTTAATTTTCCATTTTTATCCCAATTCCTCAATGTCTGTTTCGAAACGCCGAGTAAATCAGCTGTTTCTTCTAAACTTAATAACTTTCCCATTGTTTTATACTTTTTTTATAACTTCTACAATAATAAATAGTAAGATATATGAAAAAAAATCAAAACAATGGGAAACTTTTAAGGACTACAAAGGAATATCTTCCATTAGGGTATAAGGTATCTCGTAACGCTTCGGGAAATTGTGCTGAATGTACAATGTAAGAATTCGCTCGCTCAGGAAACCACAAATCTCGGCCTGCCACTTAACTTCCTTCCAGCTCAATTTAAACGGGTCATCGTAGCGAATATAACGCCCGGCACCCAGATTTCTGCCAATATGGAGAATGAGGTCTTCGTAGGTCTCAACCCCGATTCGCTTCATAAACCTTTCCAGGAGGTCAAAGAGGAACTCACAGTACTTGTCGTATTCCTCGGCAGGCAAGATAAAGCCGTTACTGTAATAAAGGTTTTCACCCTTCTTAATGTACTTGTCCCAATCTGCGGCGTAATCCGGATGAACTTCCTTTACAATTCTTTCCAGCGTCTTCAGGTCGTCAATGCAGTGCGAATAACCGAAACCGGCTTCAATAGTGTTCGCCGGGATAAACTTCTTTGCATTCTCCGGGAAATTATACGGCTTGCAGCAAATGATATCGTATTCGCTAAAAATCTTGTCAAAATCGGTGTTCTCGTCAATCTCGGCGAAGCGGCGACGATACTGGGTTTGTCCCTTGTACTTTGCATCCTTCACATTCTTCCAAATCCAATATAGGCCGGTGTTCTCAACATAATATGGGTTAAGGCTTGAAATATTATCACCAGTATTGTCCTTGAGCTTGCACACGTCCTTATTGTTGACTGCAGCACCACACTGAAGAGGGGTCATAACTTCATTGTTCACAAAACCATAATCCTTCGGGTTGAAGCAGAGCATAAAGAGCTGAACATCCTTTCTCTTTTCAACATTGTCGCCCTTGTCGTATTTGTTCGGGTCTTCAACGATGTGATAATAATCAAACAGGTCAATGCCTAGGCGCTCCTTTACGATTGCCAGTTTCTCTCTTGTTGGTTTGTTTGACTTGAAAAACCTTGTCTTTAAAAGGTATTCAAACTTATCCGACGTTAAAACCTGGTCCGGGAAACCCCTGGTAATCTTGTCAATATATTCATCAATAGTCTTGTCGCTATAATGGCGGAGGAAGAGATAAGAATAATCATAAGGCTGAAGCCATTTATTACCATCTACTTCCGCTCCTTGAGAATTGCAGCATTTCTTAATTCCTTCTGGCGTGTGAGGATTCTTAAACTCAACCGAATCAAGACCGCCTCGCACTATTGACTTGACGTGGAAATTCTCCGGTACGTTTTCATAGGCACGCTTGAAATCAATGGGTTCAACAATCTTATTGAATCGCATCATTA